AGCTAGTAGCTCAAGCAGGAGCTCAGTTACAGCAGAAGCACGTTCAGGAAGCTATGGCGAAACAAGCCATGCAGAAAGCAAAAGATCCTGTTGTACAGATGCAGCAACAAGAAATGCAGATCAAACAAGCCGAAGTACAACGTAAAGCTCAAAAAGACCAAGCAGACGCAGCTATAGATAAAGAAAAGCTTGATCTTGAAAAAACAAAGGTACAACTTGATGCTGCAGAAAAAGGTGTTAAGTTACAAGTAGAAAAGCGTAAAGAAGATAATAAACAGGATATGGAGATATTTAAAACTCTCGAAGCTAGACAAAGAAAGGGCAGAGATGGCTAAATCACCCGCATGGCAACGAAAAGAAGGTAAATCTAAAAGTGGTGGACTTAATGCAAAAGGGGTTGCTTCGTATAGAAGAGCAAACCCAGGGTCTAAATTAAAAACCGCTGTAACAACTAAACCTTCTAAACTTAAAAAAGGTTCTAAAGCCGCTAAGAGGAGAAAGTCATTTTGCGCTAGAATGGAGGGTATGAAAAAGAGGAGAACGAGTGCAAAGACTGCTAGAGATCCAAACTCTAGAATAAACAAGTCATTAAGAAAGTGGAATTGTTAAATGCGTAGATATTATAAAAGTGGTGGAAAAATATGCCCAGCTGGTAAAGCTTGGGCAAAGAGAACATTTGATACCTACCCTTCAGCATATGCAAATATGGCGGCATCTAAATATTGTAAAGATCCTAGCTATGCTAAAGGAAGTAAAAAGAAAAAGAAGAAGGCTGCATAATGGGTGCTCTTAAAGATTGGGTAAACCAAGATTGGGTTAGGATAGGTACTGATGGTAATATCAAAGGTAAATGTGGTACTTCAAAAGATAAGAAAAACCCTGATAGGTGTTTACCACGTTCTAAAGCCCAGTCCTTATCTAAAGGGGAAAGGGCTTCGACAGCCAAGAAAAAGAAGAGGGCTGGTTCAAAAGGTAAAACTGTGGTATCGAATACGCCAAAAGCAAAAGTAAGGTTTAGCACTGGTGGATTAGCCAGGAGAAGGAGGAGCCGTAAGTAATGGTAAAAACCGTCTTTGACGTGCTTAAAGAGAAAGTGGAAAGAGATAAGCAATCTGCTATAGAGTTCCTAGCAAAAGCAGGAGCAAAAGATTTTTCTGAATATAAAGAATTGACTGGTCTTATTCGGGGTCTGGAGACTAGTCTATCACATATTGAAGACCTCTCGCGCAACTATATGGAAGATGAAGATGAATGAAATAAATGTAAAAGAAGAAAACTCTAATTCTACAAAGATATATACTTATGACCCCAATATGTCTGATGACGAGTTAGATGTACAACTACCTAAACCTGTTGGATATAGACTTTTAATAGCTATGCCAGAAGTTGGAGAAACTTTTGATGGTACAAGTGTATTAAAAACTGATTCTCATAAGTATAATGAACACATAATGTCTATTATAGGTGTTGTATTAGATATGGGCGAAGAAGCCTATAAAGATACAGAACGTTTTAGCAAACCTTGGTGTAAGGTAGGTGATTACGTTATGTTTCGTGCCAATACAGGTACAAGATTTAAAGTAGCAGGTGTAGAGTATCGTCTAATGAACGATGATTCTATCGAAGCAGTAGTAGCCGACCCTCGTGGCGTATCGAGAGCAATATAGGAGATAAAATATGGCAATGGAAAAAGTAGAATATAGCTTTCCTCATGAACAAGAAGAGAAAGATATAGAAGTAGAACCTTCTTCTGCAGAAGAAATAAAAAAGCCTACTAAGGAGGCTAAAGAAGAAAAAGTAGAAGTAGAGGTCGAAAAGCCAAAAGAAAAAGATGTAGAGATTGAGGTAGTTGATGATACGCCCAAGGCGGATCGAAACCGTAAAGCTTCTGAACCCCCAGAAGAAGTAACTGATGACGAGTTAGAGCAATACTCTGAAAAAGTTCGTAAACGTATACAACATTTTAGTAAAGGCTATCATGATGAGAGAAGAGCAAAAGAAAAGTCTCTACGTGAAAGCAAAGAACTAGAACGTCTTACTAAACAGCTTATGGAAGAAAATAATAAGCTAAAGGGGGATCTAACAAAAAATCAAGAAGCTCTGCTTGATTCAGCAAAATATAGTGTAAAAGCTGACCTAGACAAAGCAAAAGCAGCTTATAAGCAAGCACACGAAGCTGGGGACTCTGAAGCCTTATTACAAGCACAAGAAGCCCTTACACAAGCAAAGATAAAGAATGATAAGTTAGAGAACTATAAAATACCTCCTTTACAGGAAACAAATTCTGATGTAAAACAGAATACAGGACCTACTCCTGCTGTACCGCAAGCTGATGAAAAAGCTTTAGCTTGGTCTAAAGAAAATACTTGGTTTGGTACAGATGACGAGATGACAAGTCTCGCCATGGGGGTACACGCAAGGCTCGTCAAAGAAGGCGTGGACTTGCAGAGCGATGACTACTATAGAGCGATAGATGCTCGTATGCGACAGGTGTTCCCAGATAAATTTGAGAATACCGAAGAACCAGAGGCCGATGAGGCAAAAAAGCAAAGTAATGTGGTTGCCCCCGCAACGCGGAGCACAGCACCTAAGAAAATTAGGTTAACGCAAACACAGGTACAACTTGCTAAAAAACTCGGAGTGCCACTAGAACTATACGCCCAAAAGGTTGCAGAAGAAATGAGGAAATCATAATGGCTGAAAATCGAATAGACCGTGAAGCTACAACACGAGAAAAAGTAGTACGTAAAAAGGCATGGACTAGACCAGAAGTTTTACCTTCTCCTAATCCAGAACCAGGATATGCGTTTCACTGGGTTCGTGTGGCAACACAAGGACAAGTCGATCCAACCAATGTTTCTTCAAAATTACGTGAAGGTTGGGAGCCTGTAAAGGCAAGCGACCACCCAGAAATTACAATGGCTACTGTTGAGAATGAAAAATTCAAAGACAATGTCGTTATAGGTGGTTTAATGCTTTGTAAAGCTCCGCAAGAGCTTGTAGAAGAACGCACCGCGCATTTTAAACAGCAAACGGACGGTCAGATACAATCTGTTGATAATAACCTTATGAGAGAAAATGACCCTAGAATGCCATTATTTCATGATCGCAAATCTAAGGTTACATTCGGAAAAGGCAATTAACTTAGTTATAGGAGACTAAATACATGGCTTGGCCTACAATAGATGCCCCATACGGGCTAAAACCAGTCAATCTGATTGGTGGTACGCCATTTGCTGGAGCCACTCGACATTTCTCTATCGCTTCTGGTTACAATACCAACATCTTTAATGGTGATGTTGTAAAGTTAGTGAATACGGGACATATCGAAAGGGATGCAGCAGCGGCAACCGCCACTCCAGTTGGCGTATTTCTAGGCTGTTCTTATACAGACCCTAGTACATCTCAACTTACCTTTCAGCAATATTATCCTGCTAATACAGCAGCTACTGATATTAAGGCATACGTCTGTGACGATCCAAATGCTTTATTTAAAGTAGTTTCTTGTACAGCTGGTGGTACAACAGTTACTGCTGTTGGACTTACTGCTATAGGTAATAATATAAAACTAGTGAATAACGCTGGTTCAACCATAACTGGTAATTCAAAAGTTGCTATGGATTCCGCAGTTGCTACAACTAATACTTTCCCTATGAGAGTTATTGATGTTGTAACAGACACCGCAGATTCATCTGGTGACTTTGTAGAGTTCATTGTAAAGTGGAACTTTGGAATGCACCAGTACCATAGAGCATTAGGAGTTTAGATCATGGCTATAAGTAGAGCGCAACTCTTAAAAGAACTCCTCCCTGGTTTAAACGCATTGTTTGGACTAGAATATGCTAAGTATGGTGAGGAACACGCAGAGATTTTTGAAAGTGAAACCTCTGATCGTTCTTTTGAGGAAGAAACCAAACTTTCAGGCTTTTCAGCTGCACCAGTCAAAGACGAAGGTTCTGCCATCGAATATGATAGTGCACAGGAAGCTTTTACATCACGCTATAACCACGAAACAGTGGCTATGGGTTTTTCAATCACTGAAGAGGCGATTGAAGATAACTTGTATGATTCTTTATCATCTCGTTATACCAAAGCTCTAGCTCGTGCTATGGCATACACAAAGCAAGTAAAAGCAGCTAATATTCTTAATAATGCTTTTGCTGCAGGCACTACCTACG